GCTGCAAACTGTTCTCAAACAGGAAATCTTTCATGGCTTCCTTGTCGCCAAAGACAACGCTTGAGAGGTTTGCAAAATTCATGGCTTGTCCGCTTTGTTGTCCAGCTTGTTGAAGATTTGCTTGAGAATGTCCTTCATCTCTAAGATGTCGGCCCGGTAATCCGTTTTGTGGACATACTCGGTGTGCAGCTCTTTTTCGATGTCTTTCATGTCTTCCTGAAGAGCGCGCAATGAGTCCCAGATGACCTTCAACACCCATCCGATGATGGCTCCAAACCCAGCAATAAGGATGTTGATCAGCTCTTGGCTCATGAGTGTTAAGACCCCAAAGATAAGGACTGTATTTGCGCCGCAATCGCTGCAAGCTGCGCCTGTATCTCTTCAAGCGTCGGCTTTGGCTGTACAGGCTCCTGTACAGTAGCGGCATAGGCCAGCGCAGCCGCCTCTTCCTCTGGCGTGAACTGGATGACCTTTACTTCGCCGGTTTCGACGTTGACTTCGATGCGTTCCATGTGAGACTCCTATTCGTAGAAGATGTTGACGGAACCAGCGTCGAACGTGTCCGTAGTGTTAACCGCTAAAAGCTGAACACGATCCAACACACCAGACAACGATAGTGGAATATAAACTGTAGTTTGGACGCCATTTTGTGCAGTGGTGCCGCCGTTGCGGGTCACGTTAGCAGCATAATTCCAAATATTGCCGGTTATATTATATAACGTGATGACGCCGGATATTGTGCAAGCGTTGGTCGCATAACCTCCAACGGTAAAGGCACTTGTAGCGCCAGCAGCACCCGCAGCCGAGCCCGATTGCGAAACGAATGAGCTTGAGCCAACGTATCCAGTATTCACATATGACCCAGAACCGATTTGTACTGCAAGATCTGATGTTCCGCTTGTGCTTAACCCGTTTATTAAAACTGTAATACGCTTTACCCAAGATGGAATGCTTGTAAATGACACCGCTGCCACGCCGCTTGGTGTTTGAACGCTTGTTCGCACAATCTTCTGCGTCGATGACCATGTGGAGCCATCTGTCGTGAAGATAGTGTTGCCCGCGGTCGTCGGGGAAACGCTTGCTCCAATGCCACCATTGGCAACGGGAAGTATGCCAGTGACGCCTGAAGACAGCGGCAAGCCAGTCGCATTGGTAAGAGTGCCACTAGAAGGCGTTCCAAGCGCGCCACCATTGACGACGAATGCACCAGAAGAGCCGGTGTTCACACCAAGAGCTGTTGTAACGCCCGCGCCCGTCGTCAGGCCGGATACCGCAGTCCCGATTGAAGCATAGTATGTAAGCTGACCAGATGTTCCGGAATTGACAGTGCCAGAACCGTTGCCACCGCCGCCCGTTTGCGCTACTGTTTTAAGAGACATGATTACACTCCATCTCCAGGAGTAATGAAGACCGATGTGTTACCAACCGCTGTTATTCCGGTAAAATAAGCGTTTGGCAAAAACGTAAGGATTTCATCCGTACCGGGAAGAAGGGGCAACGTAAAAGTGCTCCCAGAAATTACAACCGCATTTGTGTTTGCCGCCGAAGCATTAACTCCATAACCAAGATAAACCATTGTTACCGTTGAACTGGCCGGTACAATGATCCGGTATTGGTTTGATCCAAGCCCATTAGAAACCGCTTGCACGGGGGTGGGCGCAGTTATATTGGCTGTAAAAACAACCGTGTTGCCAAGTTGCGTAAAAGCCTGAACGCCCATGATGCTCTCCAATACATTCGATGTTTTACGGTTTTTTGTCTGGTTCTGTTTTTGCTTTTAAAGCAAGAGTTCCGCCACCAGCAGCAAGAACTGCGCCCGCTCCAATGGCCCATGCTTGGGGATCAAACGTCCCGCTTTTGATTGATGTGTATGAGCTTATGATGCAAAAACAAATAGACATTTTGGCCCAAAGGATGCGACCAATGTCCAAAGTTTCATTGTCAATTCCGGTAAACATTTGTTTTAGCGCTTTTATCATCATATCCACCCATTTTCTTTACAGAGGCGAAGGTATTCAGCCACGCTGATGTACCCCGCTTCTGCCAACGTTCGTGCTACGTCTTGTGTCATTATTTCCCCATAACTGTCCAATTAGAACCGTTACAAGTAACGACATAATAAGTGCTTCCGCCGCCGGTAACTGTTGCACCCCACGCAAGACCGGCTGCCCCATCTGTCACCGCGTAGAGAGAACCTTGAATGGTGCTACTGCTTGCGGGCAACGATGACACTGTTACTTTTGCCAAGCGTACTGCCGCCGTATTTATTAAATTTCCATTTTTATCAATTGTTACCCGAACGCCACCACTTACGCCATAATTGTTTGTCGCAAAAGTAATTGAACTGTCAGACGACGATGTTCCAGCCGTATTTTGCAACGTAATTATTGCCCTATCGTTGCTGACAGGATCGTTTCCTGTATTGCTAGTTATTGTGTTTGAGACGGTCGTGTTACGCCCAATGCCACCAAAATCATACGCAGATCCGGAAACTGTTCCGGACCCAGCAACTTGAAAATTATTCGATGCAAAAGCAGCATTAGCAAATGTTACCGCGCGAAGATCAACGCCATATGCCGCAGTGTAAGCGGTAGGCGAAGGCAATGCCGATGCTTCCGTTCCGATTAATGTACCTCCAGATGAAAGCGGCCAGTCTCCAGCAACAGCCGAAAAAGATATGAGTTTTTTAAACCCAATTGAACTAGATGCTTTAGCAAAACCTAACGCAAAGTCAGATGTTGAACCCTGCACGGCGTCTCCAACATCGGAAACAATTTGCAACCCAGCTTTATAAAAAACGGAGGACCCGCTTTTTGCCGCAAGGTCAATTTCGCCGCCAACAAGAGATTTCCAATAAAGAGCGCCAGAATTTAAATCAGCTCTCCAATTTCCGCCAAAACCATTACCCGCAGGCACAGATGCTGAAGAGCCATTATCGGAAACTTTACCAATAAATTGACCGGCATTACCAACGTAAAATTTGTTGTCCGTTGGTGCGTTAGAACTAGCGGTATTCAAAACAGCCAAACCATTGATAACCGTATGATTGCCTTTTTGGCCTGTATCAATGTTTGTACCAACCAAAAGATTATACGCGCCTCCAGCGGAAGTATCATCAACCACGTAACTATTAGCAGAAAAATTGTTAAGATAGTTAAGCGTAGTTGTTGTTGTCCCGTAATAATTTCCAACGGAGGAAAATACTGGTTGAAGTGTTCCAGATACCGAGCCTCGTGTGCCGTTAATTGCAAGCCCGGCAAAAGTTGGTGATGGATAGGAGCCCATAGTAAACCTCATGAGATGCTAAGTGAGCCGCCGTTGTTCCAAAGAACGCCAGCAGTGGCGGGAAGAGTGGTTGGAACATTTGTTAGATTTATTGTTCCAACAGTGAGATTGGCGAGAGTTACAGTCCCGTTTCCAATTCCGTTGATTGTGTTTACCAACAAAGAAAAATCCGCATCAAGATTTGACAGGGGTATTGAAGTTGTCGCGTTGGCAAACGTGTATGTGATTGTTATGGGAAGAGCCATCAGAACCTCACCCTTTGCTCGTATTCCATTTCCATCGTATTCAGAGTGAACGACGGGCTGGTGGATGTTATCGTAAGACCGAGATATTTGCCATATTGCTGGGCATCGGATTTATAAAGTTGATAACCTGAACCACCCGTCCATTGAATTGTCGAAAACGAGTTATTGGTCCATGAGATTGTAACACCAGAATTGTTTGTCCAATAAATAATATTGGAAAGAACGTAAACTGGACTTGTGTTTGTTTCGCTGTCAACTGTAATGTTAAAAATTGCTGCTAAATTTGCTGTTGCTTCTAAAGCAAATTTAAGCGCTTGTTTGGTGCGAATTGTGTCCTGCATGGGCCACAAAGCGCTTTTTATTGTCGTGTTGACGTTAGCGGAAGCGTCCGTGTACAAAGACAACAGGTTAGTTCCTGCTGTGCCATAAAGGTACAATTTTTTAGAAGTCGTGACCGGCAACAAGTGTTTTATAGTTCCTTGACTGGTCACAAACCATTTTTTGTCAAAAAACACCAATTGAACAGGGCGCGTTCCTTGAACAGGATCGTTGTAGTAGACATTGAATGCAGCGCACAGAATGTTGTTGACCAGAACCTGACCGCCAGAAATCGGCTGGGTGAAGTCTATGAGAGGGAACACGCCGTCAAGAGCATCTGAAATTTTGCTGACCGTTGCGCCGATCAAAGCAAACACGCCGTAGTCGTTGATGAAGAGCAACGAACGGAAATACGGGAATATCCCGTCGTAGTAGACCGAACCCGTAGACGCCGAAACGTTTGTGTTGGTGAACAACGTGTTGCCGGTTGTCGTCACGCGCACGTCCGAGAATACGTTGATGCTATCGTCGCCAAAAACATACAGAAAGTTGTTGGCAGAGATGAGAGCCGAAATGTTGCTGTGCAGCGTGTCGTCAGTAATCTGAACGTTGCCCGCAGAAACACTTACAAAGTCGTTGTACTGGCCTGCCGCGCTATAAAAAACCGTGCGGCCTTGAGAAAGCCAGACGCGGCCTTGAAAGCTGGCAACGTCTGATGTTGTGTTGCTGGTCAACAGAGCATTTGCCGTGGCCGCCGTTGTTGGTGTGCCGCCGCTAAAGCTAACGGCTGGTGCAGAGGTGTATCCAGCGCCAGGATCAGTCACGATGATCTGCGTAACAATCCCGCCGAACACGATGGCCGTTGCTTGCGCAATGCGGCTGTACCCGCCGCCTGTAAATACAACCGTGGGGGCCGATGCGTAGCCCGTTCCGCCGCTCGTAACAACGACGCCAATGGTGCCGGTAGCAAACGTAAGAGGCCCGGCCACCGCAGCCGCGCCAGAGCCTCCACCGCCGGTAAACGTCAGGGTTGGGGCGCTGGTGTAGCCAGACCCGGCGTTGGTGACGGTAAGCGAAGTGACGAGGCCAGAGCCAACAACGGCGGTGGCCGCCGCAGCTCCGCTGGAAAAAGTCACGCCGGGCGCGGTCGTATAGCCGTACCCAGGGTTTGTAATCTGAATGGATGAGATTGCGCCGCTGGTGATGCTGGTGACAACGGCCTGCGCTTGAACGCCATACGGGTTGCTGGGAGCCGCAATAGTGACGGTCGGAAAACTTGTATACCCAGTGCCGCCGCTGGTAATGCTGATATTTGTGATTGTGCTGGCGGCGTTAGAAATAGATGCAACAACGGTTGCTTGAACGCCATTAGATTGGTTAGGCGCACTCACCGTCACGTCGGGAGGCGTGGTGTACCCAGACCCCGTGTTTGTAATGCCAACAGACCCAATAGACCCGACAGAAATCAGGTCAACCGTGTCCCATGTGTAATACCCCTTGGCCGGGTCAGAAATAATAGCACGCTCGTTTTTCCACTGTTTCATGCGAACGCCAGTCGCGCTGAACGTTCCCGCTGTCGCCAACGTGCCCTTGGTATTGGTGTCGAGCCTCAGATATTCGGCCCTGCCATCGGCCTCAAAAGCGACGATGTAATCAATGTTCTTGATGTTGCAACTATAAATTGAAGAGACCGTATTGGCCCACGCCAGCGCAGAACCGCCGGACTGTATTGTAGTTGATGTTCCAACGACTTTCAGATTGCCAAAGCCGATTGGCTGAACGTTCTCAAGCCAAGCAAACTCTTCATCATCAAGCGCGGTTCTGTTAGGTCTTGTGTTGAGACCCTTGAAGGACTTGACGACCTGATAGTTTTTTTTCTGTTCAGGTGACGCCGCCATGTCAGTACACCTGACTGTAGACGTCCGGTATCCGGCGCTGGAACGACGTTGCCAGAACGTTCTGAACTTTCTTCAGGTACTCTTGCTTGAAGATTTCCGCTTCACCGTAGCTCTGCTCTTTGTACTTGGCTGTGCCAGCCGCGTAGTACGGAACAGGGTCTGTGTAGGGAAGCGGGATCGTCTCAACGTCAGAAAGCGCGACCAGATCAACTGGCTGCACAACAGTGTCAAGCTCGATCTGATATGTCTGATCCGGCACAGGCCCAACGTAGAAGCTCTGGCTGCCGTAGATCGAATAGCAGATGGGGCGACCGATGTAGTTCTGCCAATAGCGCAACTGGCTGTTGAATTGCGTCCACGGCTGGTAGCGGAGCGGAACGCGTGAGTTTCCCCAATACAAATTGAAGTTCACGATGTCGAGCGTGAGTGACCCTTGCGGCAAAGACGAGAAAGTATAAACTTCCTGGCCCTGAACCACGGTGCTATTTTGAATGAGGCGGTTAACGCCGGTATCACGAACGAGCCTGTTGCGGGCGTCGTTGATGTAATCCGTCAGCTCCTGGTCAGTCCAGAAGTTAGCATTAGCGTCGTGCAGCAGCCTGCGGACTGTAGTGATGTAGCTCTGTAGCGTGGTCATGTACGCCCCACATCATGCGGCTGCCTGCGTCCCTTTTCCCCGCTCCCGTTTTTCAAGAACAGGGGCGGGGAACCGGCCTACCGCTGGGGACGTTGCGCGATAGTCGTCTGGCCGCTCTTCGGTGATCTCAAACTTCGAAAGTCGTTCAAGAGCCTGCGGCAAATCATTCGAGTCCTTCGTCCACCCAAAGCGAACTACAAACTCAAACTTGTCGTCTAGGCGATACCCAAAAAGGTTCTGAGCAACATCATATGGCACTTCCACCGGCTTGGATGGGGGGAAGCTGTAAGACTTTCCATGCCATTGACTTGTTAACTCTGCGTCCGTTTTGTTTACCACCCAGACATTGTTCATCAGAAGCTCACAACGTCGCCGTAGACATTGACCTGGCAAGCAGCGTTCGCCACGTTAGCCGTCACGTTCACGAAGAGCGCGTTGGCTTGGAAAACGATGGCGGCAGTGTTTGCGTTCAGACCGGAACCGGGCGTCATATCGACGTAGCTGGTGCCGTTTGTGAGGTTGGTCAGTGTCACCGTGCCCGTCACCAGATTAGCGCCGTCGTTAGACGTGCCGATGGTGATGTTCGCGGTTGCAGCGCTGGGAGCCGTGCCGCCAGCCGTATTGTAGAGGTTAGACACCACAATACGACGGAGGATGTAGCCACCAGAGCCGCCCATGCCACCGTTAAGAATAGGCATGGCGACCACCGCATTGGCGGTGTTGGAGAGCAGGACATTGCGTGCCTGGGCAATACGGAAATACCCAAAGCTGTCCTGCGTATTTTGGCCTACTGCATCAGGATTAGCCATGTGTCACCTCAAACGTTGTTGTAGGTGCCCGAAGCTGCCTGACCACCGTTGACCGTGTACAGCGTGACCGTCTGAGTGCCCGTGGAGGCATTCGCACGAACGTTGTAGCCGTCCGAAACCAGAACGGGCGCAACGGTGTTCGCCGCAACAAGCGTGACCCAAGAGTTTGCAGTACCAGTGTACTGGTTGAACTCAATGACCACGTTGGCCGTGGAGGGGTAAACGTACAGACCGGCAGGGATGAACTGCGAGTTGAGCATCGCAGTCGAGTTGCCAGCACCGACGTTCGAGACCGTGACGGGCTCAAAGTACGCACCGGGGGTGTTGGCCGAGGCGTTAGCAAGGATGATCTTTTGAAGAGCAAGTGCCATGGGGCGATCTCCTTAGAGGCTGAGAGAATTGTAGCCCGTTACCTTAGTCATGGACTTCGGCTTCGTGCTGACAAGCTCTGCAATGTTGATGACCGCGCCGACGTAGCCAATCTGCCAGTTGGGCAGGGTGGACTCAAAGCCGGTGAACACGAACTGGCCCTGCTCATGGATGTAGAGCGACAGGTAGTTGGTGTTGAGGAGGTACAGAGTACCTTCGGGGCAGTACGGATCGGGGTAGATCGGAACGCCAGCAACCATGAGGGCGCGGAACGCGGCCTGCGGGCCGTTCGCATCGCCATCAAACCCGTGACCGGGGGTGATGACATACTGTTCCTGACCAACGTAGTCCTGCGCGAGCAGGGTCCAGGTGCCGAAGCCGCAGACGCCGAACGTGGGCACTTCCGCGCCGTACTTGACGGTGCCGGAGATGTACTGAAGGACGTTCTGACGGGTCGGGTTGACCGAGCCAGCAGCGTAGACCTTCGAACGCCACCAGGGGTTCGTGGTTGAGGAACGGGTGATGTTGCCGTAGGTGGCAGTGCCCGTGCCATCGTCCACCGCAGCCGGGAGGCCGGTGAACTGCTGGGTGTTCGTGGTGTTGGTGTAGAGGGCCGTCGCCATCGCATCCATCATCACGTTGGTCGCATCGTTCATGCGAGCCTCAATGAGGGGGATGATAGCGTGGTCCTGCTGAACAGCGCCTTCCATACCGAGGAACGGCACGGGGGCGATCATCAGCTTCAGAGTGAACTCAGCGTTGTAAGCACCCTGCTGGACGGACGGCTGCTGGAAGGAGCCGCTGTAATCCGACCACTGAGCGTTTACGAACTGCGCGCCCTGAACGGGAACCGTCACGGAGGACACACCGCCCGTAGCCGTCTGGCTATTGGCAATGAGCGCCGCCATGAGCGGTGTCGAGTTGTAAATCTGCACGACCATCTTGGGGATGAACGCGCGGCGGGTAACGTAAGTCAGTTCTGTAAACTGGCTACTACCCGTAGACGGGAGAATGCCGCCACCGATTGCCATATCTTACCTCATCGTTTCTAAGTGACACTCGTCCCCGTCACACGCTCAAAGACCGATTGGCCTTGGATTTTTGCGAAGTTCATTCAGCGCTTCCGCCGCAACTTCACGCGCAGCCCTCACATGATTGCCACCCATAAACCTCTTCAGAGTGTTATGAGCAGTCTCGTCAATCACATTCCGACTGAACACCTTTGGAGCGGTAGGCGTTGCCGCCTGACGCATCCAATTGTAGTAGTCTGCGGCTGCTTCATGAGACGTGATGCCCTTCTCAAGCATCAGCTTCTCAATCTCCGCAATATCATCCTCTTTCACGCCCTTGCTGCGAACAAGCGTTCTGCGACGGCGTTCCAGTTCTTCCAACGCTTCTTTCTCGCGGAGCTTGCCCTCAAGCTGCTCCATGCGAGACTGCTGCTGCTCAAACCGAGAAGCCATGTCGTCCTTCAAATCAATCTCACCGATTGGCATGTTAGGACGAGCGGCCTTGGTCAGGCGAAGGAAAGACTCGCGGGTGTTGGGATTGTCAGCCAATTCCCGCGCGAGGGCCGCGAGTTCGTCGCGGGCTTCAGGTGTTAAATCCTCTAAAGAGGCCATTAGTGCGTCCCCACTTTCCAAGAGTTAAATTTCAATACGTCGTAAATGGTTTTTTCATTTACGCCGTACTCTCTTGCCAAATCACTAACTCCTTTTGAAGAAGAGCGTATGTCGTTGACAGAGTTCCAGTTTAACTTGGCCTTACCAGCCCGTTCACCAAAAGCAATACGCTTTTTTGCAGAAGCATCTTGCATATTTTCTTTTTGCGAACAAAGCTTTAAATGTTCAGGGTTGCAGCACGACGGATTGTCGCATAAGTGCGCTACAACATCTTCACATTTAAGATTTTTAGAAAACGCCTGATAAGAAATGCGATGAGCCAATTGGCTCGGCTTTTCCCATTCAGGACGCCATCCTGTACCATACCCGTCGCTATTAATAGCACCAAGCCAAATCCAGCACCCCGAATTGGGCTCTGGAATTGACTTTGAGAGAATATACTCTCTGTCGTCTTTTATAGCGACGATTGGCATGTCACTATATGACCTTTTTCCCATCACCCGGCGGCTTGATGCCGTACTGGTTCTTGGAACCAATCTTGGACGCGCCAGACAGGCCGCCAAGGTGCGCAAAACGCGGGGTGTTGGTAATCTGACCATTCTGCTGCTGGTCAGTGGTGGGATTGCGGGGCTTGGAAGCGCCGCGAGGCTTAAACACGTCCATGTTAGTCTCCTTACATCGGTGACGGTGCACCGCCGGGTGGCATACCCGGTGGCATTGCGGGAGGCCCGCCCGCCGGGGCACCGCCCGGCGCAGCAGCGGGAGGCTGCGGACCCATAAGGCCAAGGTTCGGGGGGCCACCGGCAATCGCGCGCGACACCGGGGTTCCACCGCCCGCTTGGGGCAAATTCTGAAGGAGCTGAAGGATTTCGGCGCTCTGAAGCTCGTTGGTCTTCTGCTTCTTGGGGCCGAGCACGGAAGAGAGCTTGGAGAGGGCGGCCATCAGGCTCTGACCCTCGGGGGTCTCAGAACCAATGGCAGGAAGGGACTGTTCAATCAGATCAAGAGCCATGCTCACATTGATCATCGCTGCTTCCCGCTGGCCCTGTTTCGGTTCGGGCGTGGACATCGGGGAAGGCATGGGGGGAGGCGTCATAGCCGGACCAGCCCCAGGAGGCGGTGCGCCGTCCTGCTGGCTTTGCATCAGAGCCATAATGTCCTGGTCTGCCATGTGGTTTACCTCAATTTACACATGATTGCCGTACAATGCGGGCAAATGTCAAGGGAGGGGTATGTTTTAAGTTCCGCCCCTCCTCGGAACGACTCATGGTCGCTATACGGGACTAACCCGTATGTTAGTTAGCGACGAGCCTTACGACCCTTGCGACGCATGTGCGCCTCCATAGCTGGAAGTTGCGGGACGGGTGAAAAGCGCCAATTAGCGCTTGTGCTTACGAGCCTTGCGAGCCATTGATGGCCTCCTGCTGCTAGTGTGATCGTCCCCAAAACTCTTTACTTCCGGCGGCTACGACGAGACCGCTTTACGGACTTGTACATTACGCTCTCCTCATAGTTCTATCGGGGCGCGTCATGGGACGGCCCGCTAGATTTCTAACATTAGAGACGCGGTATTGTATAGATGCTGGCTTTTCGGCCATAGAGACATCACGCCCTGTAGCACGGGGCTGATCACCAACTCTGACTTGGCCTTGATTAGCCATTGGCCTTTTTCCCTTGCGGAGGCGGAGCGGGCGGCTGAAGGGCCTTCATCTGTTCGGCCTTCTTCAACTTTTCCTTGAGCATCTGCTTCATTGGTGGATCGAGCATATCGATCAGTGACTCTTTGTCAATAGCCTGCGCCTTAAACAGGTTAAAGGCCAGAGACCTCAGGTCTTCCATGAAGATCGGGCTATTCGAGTGAGCGTCCACCTTCACCACAAAATTCCGAGTAAACTGCTCGGCTATAAACTTCTGCCCTTCAATGTCCTTGAAGTGCGTGGGGTCATACGCTTGCATCAGTTTCAGGTAGAGGGTCGCCAGCTTCTCCAGCGAGTTCTCAACGATGAGGGCACGCTTCTTCGCGCGAGACGAACCAAGGCGAGCAAGCTGCGATGCGTGGCCCGCAGAACGAACGCCCTGTTCACCGCGACCAGACAGGACTTCCGAAATGCCAGACGCCTCGGCGAACATCGCGTCGATTTCACGAAGCTGTTCGTAAAGACTTTCGGGCAGATCGGGGGAGAGCCGCTCGATCTTGGTATTGGGCATATCGGTCGCCAGCAAACCGCCAGCGCGGTTCAGGGCAAAGTTCTTCTCGTCCAAAATGCCGGTGAAGCCCGTGAGAGCGGTCGGCGGGTTTACTTGTTTGGAAAGAAGATCGAGGATTTCGTTCATGCGCTTGTTGCGCATTTCCTGAAGGAACATCAAGCGCGAAACTTCCGACTGACCCCAATAGTAATCGGGCATCGGGTTGGGCGCGACCTGAATGAATGGGCTCTCACCCTTCAGGAACATCTTCTCGTTTTCGCGGTCGTAGATAATCACGTCTGGGTCGGCGCGCGTGACGACTTGATAGTCTTGCGTCTCGTCATTCCAGACGTACAGCTCCGTCATCTCGATGGTGTCTTCTTCGACTTCCGGCTTCATCCGGTTCTGGCCGTAGAGATTGAGATTGACGTTGCCGTACATGGTCGGATCGACCTGGCTCAGGATGATGCGGTCAACGCCGTTCGGCGTGTAGGACTCAACATGCTGAGAGGTCGTGACGCGCTGCACAATGCTCTCGCGCTTTGGGTGCGCGTAAAGACGAGCATACAGGTCTGATTTAGTGATGTAGTAGGTTTGGACAAAGGCTTCCTGCCGATCAAGGTAGGGGATGTCTTCTCTCAGGACGCCGAAGTTGTTTGGATCAATAAAGTAAGGATGGATAGCTCCGTTGGAGACAACGAGCTTGATAAAACCGGAATTGTAGACCATCGCCCAAGTGAGCGCGGTGTTAAACACCTGATCAGCGTTTGAATTGTTCCACTCATCGTTCAGGGCCTGTTCCAGACGCGGGATGTAGCGGTATTGGTCTTCGTGGGCCGACGCGCCAAGGTTGATCGAGAAGCGCGTGGTGTCCGCCGAATACAAGAAGCTCACAAGCTGGTCGATGTGAGGAAAAATCTTGTTGTACTGCGCGGGGCTCTCCTCGGGCGCGGACCCGAAGAGATAGTAGGACTTGAGAGCGGAATAATCCGCCCGGCGGCTCTCGCGAGACACCAGGCATTTGCGGATCAGGTCTTGATAGAAGAACTCCCGCTCTTCAGCTTCCTTTGGAATGATCATTTGTCAAGCTTCAGGTTGTCTTGGTCAGCGTAGTAGCTGGCCGCGATTGGTCCGCGCGTGAGATTAGCATCTTTCGGCGAAAAGCCAACTTGCTCGTCTTTCACGGGCTTGATCATGCCATTTAACATTCCTTGCATGTTAAATCTGCCCGCATCTCCCCACATCACGGCGTTGCCGGGGCGGTCAGCATTGGGCTGTTCGGGCACCGGGGCGTTGTTGCGGGTCAGGTAGCCAGCTTGAGCCTCACCTTCCTTGACAGACTTGATGTCGGTCATGTCAAAGTCCTTGGCAAGCTGCTTCAGGTTCGTGTCGTTGCGCTTGGAACGGCCACCGATCACCGAGTCCCGCATGGTGGGGGCTCTGAGGATCACCTGAGCCACATCCTCGCAGCCTTCGTGGCATACGGGTTCCCAAGCGGTGAAGTATCCGTGCCGTGGGCACTTGTAGTCTCGCATTACAGCCATGTACGTCCCCTTACTTGTTGAACTGCTCGTCGAAGCCGGGCTTGGAGTAGTCCGACTTGTTCTTTATCCCCACTTTCAGGGCGATCTTCCCGCCATCGATGGTGAGGTTCATACTTTTGGCTAATCTGGGCTTTGGTTCCTGCCGGTAGATCAGCCTGCGCTTGTTTCCCTTATCATAGACCATCACCACGTCGCCACGGGTCATACGCTCCAGGGCACGGCTCACGGCGATCTGGGTGTGTTCGGTCATATCCATATCTTTGACGTAGAAGACCCGTGTAAGAAGCGACTGGCTTAGGCCGGACAGTTCTGCGAACATCCTGATGCTCAGCGTCTTGTCGGTGTCTTTCCAGAACCGATCCATCTGGCGGTAGATTTCCGCCTTGGTCATGACTTTCATCATTGCCCATAAATCCCGATCTTCTTGAGATAGGTGGATACGTTTCTGCCGACTGATAATTCTTCCGGCGTGATGGCTTCTTGAGCACTGGACACCTGACGGGTTAGCCGCTCCATCAGCAACCGGGGCTGGAGCTGTTCAGCGTAGGCCGCACAGGCCAGAGCCATCGCGATCACGCGGTCGTCCTTGCCTCTGCCGGGGGCGTGGATGGACCCGCCTTCGCGGACGATGCCTTTCATTTCTTCCAAGGTGTCCATTGACAAGATGTTCATCATCTGCCGCTCGAAGTAATCCTTGGTGTAGTTCATCATGCGCTCTTTCGAGCCCTGCGTGGTGAGCCACCCGATAGAATTTGAGATGCCGCCGAGTGTATCGTTCTTGCGCCAGATGTAATTGGTCATCGAGCCCAGAACGTGCATGAGGCCCTTGCCTGTTGCGCCGCCCATCGAGACGGCGTGGCGCTTCAAGTTTCTGAGTTCGTTGATTACCGCCTGACCCGGCCCATTAACTTCCAGATTAAGAGTGCTATTTTTATACGCTCCCGCAAGGTGGGCGATGACCCATGCAAACTGATATGTATTGAGTTCAGA